GATTGTAGTAGTCTAATGATTCAAGTACTTTTCTAGCAAATTGTTCTTGGGCCTCAAGATAGCTACAAGCAGATTTGCTTTTGCAATAGTGTAAAATTTCTCGAATAAATTTTTCTTTGCCTAAGAGTTCTATATCTTTTTTAAGTTCGTCCGAACTAGACCAATATTCTTGCCAGTCGCTATTAATTTTGCTTCGAATTCTTTTCTTTTTTTTAGTTCCGTTTTTGAGTTTTATAGTTTTATAAGTTGTCTTGGAAAATTTTGCCAGTTTCTTGCCTATGTATTTGCGACCAGTAACTGTGTTCTGAATAATATAAACAAATCCCACGCAATCTTCAGGCAGGGTGTCAACAACAGAACCTTGGTACAGCCATGTCATTACTTGGTAGCAAGTGCTTCTTTCTCCGCAGTAATTTCTTTGCGGCGTTCTTTGATAGCCTTGCCCATTCCTTGTAGTGCTTTGCGAGCACGGGCTGCACTGGCTTTTACGCCCTTGACAGCAAACTTTTCATTCTCAGCCTTGTAAACTTCAAATTGCTCAAGTAGTGTTTCATGATTTGACATTGAATGTCTCCTTAGTTGATTTCATGTATTTGTACATCTGTGTCCAGCATGGTGAACCCATTTTCTTTAATTACGGACAAGACACTGTTGACTCTACTGGCCAACTCGTCTCTGTGGCTAATTAAAAAGATATTACGGTTCATTTCACGACCCATGGCTTTGAGTACAGCCATGGCATTTTCAATACCAATTTGGTCCATACCAGAATCTACAAGCTCGTCGACAAACAGTAGATTCATGGGTTCAGTAAAGCTTTCATATACATCTCTAAAACTCCAGCTCAATGCTAGAATTAATCGATTTCGTTCTCCTCGACTCAGGTTGTCAAAATCAAAGCTTTGTCCAAGTTGGCTAATATCAACTTCGAGGTCGCTTCTAAAAGAAACCTGATGTGGTAATTGTAATTTATCTAAGTAATAGCCTAGTCTATGGTTCAAATACGCTAAATTTTGCTCAATAATGCGTTTTCGGACAAATGAATCCTTGCTTGTTAGCAGTTTGAGCAAGAAATCTTGGTGTTCGAGCAATTTACCTAAACGATTCACTTCGTCCCAGCTAATTTCAGCCAAAGCAGTATTTTTCAAAGTAGAAATTTGTTCTTGGTAAGGATCCTGTTCGGCATCTTTGTTAACTAGTTGTTGCCTCAAATGATCCAAGTGATTTTTGTGAGCCGCAGCATCTTCAACTTCCAGGTATTTAGTTATGGGCCTGCTGCCCAGTTCTCCAATGGCTTTCACCGCAATATTAGACAGAGCCAAAAAGCCATGTTCTTCTTTGAGGGTAGCAATGGTTTTATCAATGCTTTCTTGAACAGTTGCTGTCATCTTTTCATGTTGTTGATCATGTATATCTTGTCCGCAACTTGGACAGCGATGCTCAACAATTTCAGCTAGATTTTTTTGCGACAGTGCCAATGTTTCTTGTAATTTTTTTACATTGCTTTGTCTTGTTGCTAGTTCTTTATTGGCTAACTTTAGGCGATTTTCGTTTTCCTTATAAAGAGCCAAAGCACGATGAGCCTCTAACTCGGCTTCGATGTCGGTGGATTCTAATTCTTCAATAACACCATTGAGTTCAGTCATGTCTGTGATTTTCTTTGCGGCCCAGGTACGACTGCGTCGCTCAAGGTCGTCAATGGTGGTTTGAATTCTACTGTTACTTTCTTGAAGAGTCTTAATCTTGGTTTCTTCATCTCTAATTGATTCTTTGGTAACCTTGACTTGCTCTCTTAAAATCTCAGCTTTTTCACTGAGTAAAGTAATACCTAACAGCTCTTCAATGATATCTCTTTGTTCATTCGCTCTTAGGCTTAAAAAAGGTTGGGTATAAGTGTTAAGAGCAACAAGGTGCTTGAACAGTTCAGCACTCATACCAACCACGCGATCAATAGCTTCCTGCGTTATGCGGTTTTCACCTGCGCCTTCGTCGGTGCCAGCCTCATTGACTTCGCGATCATCAACAATGAATCGCAACAAATTGGGCTTGCGTCCTCGTTCAATGATATACTTGTTGCCGTTCTTTTCAAATCCCACAGTGACCAACATATTCTTACCATTCGTCTTGTTAATTAAGTTTTCTTTGCGAATGTTTGTTAATGCAGAACCAAAAATAGCATAGCTCAATGCATTGACAATGGTGGTCTTGCCAACACCGTTTCTAGCGCCATCACCACCAAGGTCTAGATTATTACCCAATACTAGAGTAAGCCCATGCTGATCCATGCGTAGGCCTTGGGTAACATTACCTACCGAAAGAAAATTCTTAATTGTCAAATTTTTAAATTGAATCAATGTGTAAGTCCTTGGTAAATCTGTGTCAATACTTGACGGTCAATCACATCCGAGTCAATGGCCTGAATTTGATTCAACACAATAGCATCAACACTTTCAAACTGTAATTCTCCGCCAGTCCATTCTGTGCTATGCTCTTCCTTTTTGGTAGGAATAAGACTTAGTTCGCGCATGCCATAGGTATTGATCCATTGTTCTTTGATATAAGAAGCTTCTTCAAAGCTAACATCTATATCAATAGTAACACGAGCAAAAGTCTGTGTGTCAAAGAGACTTTCGTGTTTGTCAATGGCCTCGGTTAAGGTCAATGTTCTAAACTTTGGTGCGCTTGGCCAGTTACGAAAATCAGGCTTTCCTCCCCATTCTAAAAACATGCAGCCCCGCTCATCATCCCCAGCATCGGCATAGTTATGCGGGAAGCAATTGCCTATGTAGATTACATTGTCCTTTTGCTGACGCTTGTGAAAGTGACCCGAAAACACCAATTCTTGATTGGGAAAGTGACTGGCATTAAGTCCACCATGGTCGGGCATATCAACCATGGCATTCATTTTAAAATGAGGCAGTTCAAAGTGTCCAAATACATAACGACTCTTAAGATGTTTCATTTTTTCCCATTCGTCGCCAACTAACCATGGCACAATGGTAATATCACCAATGGTTGTAATTTCGTCAATGAGGCTAACATTTTTGAGAAGTTTGGCAAAAGGTAGACTGTTGATCTCTCGTTTTTCTCTATAGGCAAGATCGTGGTTACCCATAATCAAATATACCTTTTCAAAGTTTTCTGAAAGGTACTTGATATTTGAACAAGTATAATTCAGAGTGCTGACATTGACTGCCGAACGATTATTGTGCCAATCTCCAAGAAAGAAACAGGTTTCTGCTTCTTCCTTCTTGGCTTCGGTAGTCATCCATTTAATGAAGTTTTCGCAGTCGTCGTTGTGGCTTCGACTGTTATTCCTTAAACCAAAATGTACATCTGTGAAGCAAACCGCCTTTTTAAATGCATGAGTCATTGGTCTATTATAATATCTTATTGAGTTTTTGTCTACACCAGTATAGTTCATCCTTGATCAGCAGTTTCTTTTTCCGCAGATCTCTGGCTTCAGTGCTGTCGTATTGGCGCTGTTTTTCCATTTGTATAAGTTTATGATCTAGGTAGCTGTGCGATTCTTCCAAGTGTTCAATATGACTTTTGAGACTATCATTGTGCATATATTATCCTTTTAAAAATGGCTCTAACTTAGGAGACTTCCAGCCTTCGGGCTTCAGTACCTTGCCGTCTTTGCGCTTTCTAACTTTATTGGTTTCAGCATCAATTTTGGCAAAGTTAGTACGCATAACTTCATTCCAGGCACCTTCGCTGTCGGCGCCCAGACTATGAATAGCACCAATAGTGACAACCAAGATATCAATCAGTGCGTCTAGTTGTTCAACTTTGTTTTTGTTGTGAACAGCAACAAACAACTCGTTTACTTCTTCTTTGATAAGGTTGGAATACAACTCAAATTGTTGTTTATTATAGAAGCCTGTGCTTTGGTCACATGCCTGCATAAATTTTTCTTGGTCCTTAAAAGGGGCGGTCATGAAGTCGGTTCTTCACTGTCTATTTCAATTTTTGTTAGTTCAATGTCTGTGTCTGGATCAATATCCATAGAGTTACTAGTATTTGTAGTCGACCCAGCATCTTTGAGAGCATTGATTCTTTCTATTTCGGCCTGGTGTTGTTGCGAGCTTTCCATTTGGCGTGTCCAACTAGGCATTTGGCCAGAATCTTGTAGCATGTCGTCACGGATATCTCGTTGACGCTTTTCAATATTTAATACTCTGGTAAAGCTGTTGGTCACCGCAGCAGTGTAATAGGCAAAGGGATTTTGACTTTTGCCTTCGTCAAACTGTAGCGCAATTTGTGTAAGTTGAATTAGGGCTTGGCCGCGCATTTCATCAACATAAGAG